AATAACAAAACTGCTGTCCTTAGCGACAGTCACTACACCGTCGGCGCCTTCCACACACTCGGCGTTAACAGTCGATACCTGTATCGCACTGCTGCTATCGTTCCTGATACCGTAGAACGGATAACGGCGATCAAATTCGACAACGGTCAGACCGCTGACATTTACGGTTGTTTCCTGAGTTGTTATCATATAAATTCCTCCCTTTTAATTACGAATAACTTGCCTGAAAATATACAGGAGATGTAAATCCAGCAGTCACCCCTATTATACCTGAATTAAATTCCGGATAAAAAGCATTCCAATAATTATCATTACCGCCCCATAAGCTATTACCTTTCCAAACCCTTCCGGGGAAGAACTGCAAATATGTACCTCCGAACGTTATCCTATAATCTTCAACTGTAAATCGGCATGATATCTTTTCTGATATAGGAATACTGTAATATCCTCGCAGGATATTATCATATGTTTCACTCTGCCCGGTTTTCAAATTGGAAAGTGTTGCACTTAACCATTTATCAATGTACTGCTTTCCGTCTGTCGAACTCGTAAACGTTTCACCATATGATACAAACAGTTTAAGCTGTACTCCTGTGCCGGGACACGTAACAGTAGCCGAGCCTTCGGTCAGTGTGATACATTTAATGATGTCCCAATCCGTTTCAATCGCATTATCCAGTACAATTTCATTGCCGTCAGGGTCGGTAATGCCCGTGTCAATGTTTTCACCAAGCCCCAGCGCCTGCTCATACAGCTTTTTGTATTTGTCTGATACATTCACGGGGTCAAACCCGTCACAGCCATAGTCGGACGCATTATATACACCCGGTTCTGATACGGACAGCGGTTGTATCACAGCCGTTGTTTTGACATCAACAGTCACAGGCGCAAATCCCACATACCCCTCAGCCTTTTCAGCGTCGGAAACATTGTATGTGCCGTTTTCCGTTATAGTTATGGGCTTGACCTTGCCGCCCTCACCCCCCGACATCATGATCTTCGCCGCCTCAGCTGCCGTCATCGCTGCTCACCTCCTCAATGACCTCCTTGAAATTATGCCTCTCATTTCCGCTCCCCTCGGCGGTCCATATCTGGCGATAATTACCGTATATGGCAATAACCTCGTTGCCGGATACCCTCTTAATGCTATCGGGCAGACGGTCTGTAATGACCATCTCGGACAGCCCAAAGCCGCCTTTCCTGACAGCTTTTATCAGCTTGTATGCCTTGCCCATGTCACTCCTCCTCAAAGATTATCCCGTCGGACGTTATGCGGCTGTTGCCGTAGCGTCCGCCCTCAGTGACCTTGCCGTTAACGGTTCGGGCAAGCCGTCCTCTGCGGGATATCTCCCCACCCGATGGCGATGACGTACTAAGACTGCCCATAATGCCGCCCGATGACAGCTTTGCCGTTACGGACATTATGCGGTAGCTGCGGCTCGGGAACTGCCCGAAAGTCACATCGCAGCCGGGGAACGGTATAAACGTCAGAACGCAGTCGGAACAGCTCACAGCGTCATATGCCTTGCCCTCCGCATTGCCCCAGATGTCCGCCGCAGTGTCGTCCGTGGCAAGCTCTGAGGATATCTGCAAGGTGTCATAATCATACAGCGTGCTGCCTCTCTCATAGACCGAGCTGCCGTTTGTCACCCGCACACCCTGCGCCGTGTATTCGTCGCCTATCGCCAGCGCCGAATGTTCGGATACAGGCATATTCCCCGAGGCTGTGCCGTAGGAGAGGAACGCCAGATCATTTCCGTTGGAAGTGAACCAGAAGCCGCACATCACCGTTGAAAGGTTTTCGAGGATAGTTGCACAGCTGACACCGCCCACCATGGCTTTTGGCAGACTGCCCAGCCAGTCGGGGATAACAGCGGCATAGCCCGTAAATCCGCATTTGATGGCTATGACCGACAGCACCGCAGAGGTCTGAACTCTGTCCCCGCTGTCCACATCTACCCAGCCAATATCAAAATCCTTGTCGGTGTACGCCATTCGGTCGAGAGCCGTCACGCTTACGGTGCCGTCCTTTGCCGTCCTGCTGTCGATGTAGTATTTGGGCAGGTCAACGCCTATGACCTCCACCACCGCCGCACGGTACACCGATAACGGCGCAGGACAGGTGAACGTCAGCTGAGATGTGCAAATCCCCGATGTGCCTATGCCCGAAACCGCCCTTGTGACCTCAACATCTCCGAACGTGCTCAGTTCCGCCCCGCCTACCTTGATTTTCAGGCTAAAGAGAGCCGCTCCCGCCTGTGACAGCCACAGCGGAAACGGCAAAGGAAACGGTATAATATTTTCCGTAAATGTTTGCGTGTTCAAGGGGCTGAGAGCAGCTGTCAAGCAGCACCGCACCCGTGAAGTCGGGCGTTGTGACGGTAAAGCTGTGCGCAAACAACGCCGTTTGCAGGTCACTCAGCTCCTCGGGGGTAAGATACCCCGTTGTCACGCTGAGCTTGAAGCGGCGGCCTCTGTACACACTTACCGTGCGGTAATCATATGCGGTAAATGTGTCCTTGACTATCTCCCATGACGGCACATATGCAGCTATCTTTTTAAGCTGATAACTGCCTATTTTTACGGAAATGCCGCCGTTGTATCTGTCAGACATCAAGCGTCCCTCCCTGATTTTTTACTTGATTAAGATATTCCTCCGTGCTTATGGTCGCCGCCTGCTTGCCGTTTACGTTTATGGTAAGGTTGACAGGGGTGGTAATGCCCGCCGACTTGCTGTTGCCCGCAGCGGTCACGCCCATAAGCTTCTCAGTGTCCGATTTATATTCGGCAAAGCCCTTCCAGTACGCTTCCGCCGCAGCCTTTCCGCTTTCATAGGCATCGGAACCAAGCTCACTCAGCGATTTCTGTATGCTGCCCTTTGCCGCCAGAGCAGCCTTGTCAGCATCATCTTTCAGCGATTGGGTGTCACTCCTGCCTGCCCTTTCCGCAGACTGATAATATCTGCTGATGTCGGCGTAGTGCTTTTTCAGCCTTTCGGGAGAAAGCTTCAGCAGCTCCTTGACATATTCCTTTCGCTTGTCAAAGCTCATGGAGCGAATGTTCTCAAGATATTCCTCGGGAATGTCCGACTTTTCCAGCCGCTCCATGTTACGGGTATATTCGTCAAGCTCCTTGGTCTGCTTTGCAATGGTGTCACTGCTGAAATCGTACTGACTATCTGCGCTTTCCTCACCGTTTTTGGGGCGTGCAAGACCCAGACGGGAATACACATCGTCCTCCGCCTTTTTGGTCGTAGAGAGGTCAAGAGCGCTTATGTAGCTGCTTTTGACTTTTTTAAAAGCTTTCTGCACCTGCTCATACTTCTTTTCAACGGCATTTGCAACCTTGTCGGCAGATGTTTTCCACTCCTTGACCTCTTTTCCCGTGGCTTTTTCGGTAGCATCGGATATTTTGTCCGTAAGGTCAAGCCATTTGTCGTAGTAGGTGTTATACAGTTCACTGCCCTCGGTAAGCTCGGAAAGCATCTTTTTCAGCCCGTCCGCAAGCCAGCTGTCACCATAGCCGTTTTCCTTCTGCTGACGTTTGAGGGCTTCGTATCGCTTTGAATAGCTGTCTTTAAGGGCGGTTTCCGCTTCCTTTGCAGACTTGTCGGCGGCTGTATTTTCCGTCTTGGAAAGCTTGTCGTAATGGTCGTTTACTGCATCGTAGTATTTCCACCATTCCTCGCTTTCCTCGTCCCTGTGGGCTTCAAGATATGCTTTCCTCTGCGCCCAGTAGGTGTTATCATCTATCTTGTGGGTGGCAAGGTCGCTGTCATACTCCTCCATTTTTGCTTTGGTGGTCTCTCGAATATGCTCCCATGCACTCGCCAGAGCTTCCTCACCGCTTTTGACGGAATTTGCGGCGGCCTCGCTTACCTCGCCCATGTGCTTTACACTGTTATCCGTAGCCTCGTCAATAGTCTCGCTGTATGCCCTGACAATATCGTTGGCGGCGTAATAATTGCTGTACAGTGAACCCAGTTGGTCGGATATCTCATCAAAGGATCCCGCATTTCCCACTGCATTGCCTGACTGGTCAAAATAGTGAAGCTCATTGCCCCTCAGGTCGTTTGTGCCGTAATATTCACGGTTCTTTGCGATGAGACTTTCCAGCGTATCTATCTGAGACTTGTAGCTCTGCGCCCTTGCCTTGGCATCTTCTATATTCTGCCCTGCTTCCTGCGCCGCAAGCTCAATGGATTCAGCTTTCAGCCTGTTATATTCCTCCAGGGTCTCGTTAAGCTCCTTGTATTCGTCATCAAGAGCATTTACCTTTTCAGAGTGTTCTCCCAGACGGTCGGCAGCATTATCAATGGCAGTCTTGAGCGCCATTGCGGTGGTAATGGTCACAGCGGCAACAGCGACCCAGCCGCTGAGCGACATCGACATAGCATCAACGCCGCCAACAGCCGTGTTTGCAGCGTCGCCAATGCCGTTTATGGCAGATGTCACGTCTTTCAGTCCGCTGACAGCCTTGCTTATCCTCTCAGCGCCGAGAGAAAGTTCAAGAGCCGCAAAAATCCCCAACAGAGTTTCTTTGTTGTCGATAATAAATTCGACCGTGCCTACAACATCTTCCGAGAACTCTTTAAGCCCTCCGCTTTCTATCCAGTTCTTAGCCTTTTCAAGCCCCTCATCAAGCAGAGGCTTTATTTCCTCCATGGTGTCAACAAGGGCTTCCTTTATTTCGTCAACGTTGTCATTGAGGACGGTAAGCCCGTCCTGCGCAAAATCATCAAGAGGTTCAGCTATCTCTACAAGGGCATTTTTCCAGGAAGCTTTAAGCTTGTTGAGAGAGCCTTCAATGGTGGACTCCGCTTCCTTTGCGGTAGTGCCTGTTATACCAAGGTTTGTTTGTATCACATGGATAGCTTCTATCACCTTGTCAAAGGGTATCTCCTTGACATTTTTTGCAGTAGCCACCATCTGACCGTTTAACACGCCCGAATCATTGATAAGTCGTGCCATTTCCGCCTGAGAACCGCCATAGCCGAGCTTTAAGTTATCGAGCATCGTGTAATTCTGCTTCGCAAAGCCCTGATAAGTATACTGTATAGATGCCATGCTGGTACCCATTTTGTTGGCATTGTCCGCCATATCAATAACTGCCTGGTCCGCTATACTTGCAGCCTTTTGAGTGTCGCCGCCAAGGCCTTGTAAAAGTGTTGCCGAGAAGCCTGTTACGGTCTCCATGTAGCTGTTGGCGGATATTCCTGCGGTCTTGTAGGCGTTCCGGGCATTCTCCAGAACAATATCCTCCGCTCCCGCAAAAAGTGTTTCAACGCCGCCCACCATCTGCTCATACTGAGAATAGGCGCTGAGAGCATCGCTTGAAAGCTTTCCAAGGGCAGCGGTGACAGCGGCTGTAGTTGCCATCGCAACTTTTTCAACCTTTTTCAGCGCATCAGTAGTTTTTTCAAGTCCCTTTTCGCTTTTATTGCCTGTTTCCTCAACGGCTTTTCCGAGATTTTTCTGCTCTTCCGTAAGGGCCGCAAGCTCCGCCTGCGTGTTGGCTATCTCACGCTGAAACGCACGATATTCCTCTGCCGTGGTATCGCCTGAGCGGACAGCCTCATTCATTCGCTCCTGCTGGGAAGTAAGCACCTGCAATTTGACCTGTGCATCATGGATAGCCTCACCCAGAAGAGTATTTTTCTGAGCCATAAGCTGTGCATTATCGCCCGAAACTTTGAGAGCCTTGTTAACTTCTTCAAGCTCTTTTCTGGAATTGGCATACCGCTGATTTACACCGTCGAGAGAAGTGTTTATTGTCTGGTAGGTCGATGTGTCCGCCGATGGGTGAAGCGCTGCATTTGCTTCCTCAGCCCGCTTTTTCAGATTTTCCAGCTTAGTCGCCGTATTTGCAATCTCATTCTGGAACTCGATATATACCGAATAATCAATAGCGCCGTTATCATATGCCTCAGCGACCTTGCTCTGTACGCTTTCCAGCCCCCGGAGCTTTTCTGCAGTGGTCTCTATCTGAGTTTTCAGAAGATCATACTGCTGTTCCCACAGCTGAGTGGTCTCAAGTCCTGCCTTGCCTGCGTTGTTTATAGCCTTGTCGGTGGCGGCAATGGAACGGTCAACCTCTTTGAGAGAGCTGTCTATCTCTTTAAGGCTCGTCTGCAAACCATCGTCACTGAGACCTATCTTCGCCATATAGCCGTATTTATTGGCCACAATATCACTCCTTTTCCAAAAATTCCGAAAGCCGCTTGTCAAGCTCCCTCTCAGCCCATTCCTGCACCGCATCAACAAAACCGCTGCCGTGTACAACACCGTTCCTGATGCCGTGAACTACAAGATCATGGTCAAAGTTTATAAGGTGAGTGACCGTGGGCATATGCTTGTTGCGCACGCCGTAAAGCTTGCCGTTGGCTATGGCGATAGTGCCTACAGTCCAGCCGCTTTTAAAATATCCCGGCTGATATTTGTCAGCGGCTTTTCGGTGTACAGCTTTGCGCACCGCAGGAGGAGCTCTGTGCGCCGTGATGTTGCTTACCTCCTGCGTGTGTGTAGAATACTGCCTGACAGGCGATGCGTTGGTCGCCATCGGTACCATCTGCCGCTGTATTTTCTTTGCGGCTTTGTCAGCCTTGCGTACAACGTCATTTGTGTATGCGAGTATGTCCTTGTATATCTGATCTCCCAGAGTGTCCGCCATATTCCCGCCTCCTCAGGGCATAAAAAATGCGCCTTGCAGTCAACTGCAAAACGCTTGTGTGGGTATAATAAAACCGCCTTGATATGATACCAAAGCGGTTTATATGTCAGCAATCAAATTCAAAATATCCTCGCATATCTGTCCCTCATGATTAAGCCCGTTATCTGTAAGGCCTGACATCTGCAAGTGATCCGAGACCTTATCAACAAACTTTTCGACCTCGCTGTCTTTCATATCCGAATTGAAATTATCCGACAGTCCAATCTTTTTCAGTAAACTTTTCTGTTCTGAATTAAACTGAGCAGTCATTATGTCTCGCCACCTTTCAACTTGTTTCTCAGCTTCTTATGGGTTTTCCATGTAGATGTAAGCTTTTTGCTTTCGGGATTTATAGCCGTTGTAGCAGCTTCACCTATTCTCTGGAAACTGGGCCGTCCTAAGTTATCCCATTTTACAGGTTTTTCAGAAAGCGGATTGTCTATTGCATCAACGATTTCATCTTGTGTTATTCCACGTTCAGTAGCTCTCTCCAAAACGTGTTTGCTTAATTCTATATTTGAAGAGTTAAGTGCTGATGTATCATATCCCTTTGTGCTTTCTTTGCTATTTATTATATCACTTTTATCTGATTTGTCAATAGTTGTCAAGCCATTTTTCGGAGCAAACCGTCCCGTTTCCGGGTCATGCCTTGGATTTCCTCTTTTCTCCATATCAGGCTCCGCCTTGACCGCTCCCTCACCCGAACCAAGGTCAACCATGGCATTGGTGTTGGGAGTGTATATCTTGTTGGTAACGGGGTCAAGAAGCACATCATTAAGCCCCAGTTTGATAAAATTCACACCCAGTGGCGGGAGATCTTCCAGCGCCCTCACCTCGTCAAGCTGCATGAAGTTGTTTTGCAGCGCAACGGAATAAGCCGCATACCTGCTCTGGATATCGCCCCTGGTAAGCTCTCTGGTGTCAAAGGCGAAATATACATTGCCCTTTTCGCTTTCGAGAAGCAGGTCATTGTCAAACGCCGCTTCCATAACGTCCAGCACAGGCATTACGGCATTCTTTACCGTGTCCGCACTGAGTATGCCGTCAGACGTGCCGAAAAGCCTCAGTATCTCGCTGTTTATGGTCTGTATGTTCTGGTTTATCTGCATTTCCACGGACGTTGCGGATATCTCCTTGAAGTCAATGCCGGCATTCAGAAACATCACACTTTCGGAATCCTCTGTGGAATACAGATTTCTCCATTTGCTCTTTATTTCGTCAATGACCTTTTGGTCAACCCTGCTTTCGGTTTTCAGAAATCCTCTTTTGCTGCCGCCCTTCATCATCTGGGAGCGCTGGAACTTTATCATGCTGTACGCCGTATCAATTACAAGGGGACTGTCATCAATAATGCCCCTGCCCTTGCCGTAGCCGTCGGTATTTCGGAGTATTTTCAGCAGCTGATAAGGGTAAAAGCTCTTGCCCCTTATGCTGTAGTTGTATTTCTTGTAAATGGGGTCTGCTGTGTTCTTTATTACGCCCACATCGCTGTAAGCTATGTAATAAATCCCCGTAGGCATTCCCATTTTTCGCTCGATGTAAGCGTATCCTCCGCCGTTCAGCAGATAGTCCTTTACCCATGCGTAGCGCATTGCATCGGCGGTCAGAGTGTCGCCTGTGTCGCCGTTCAGAAGCGTGATACGTGGGTCGTCGGTTATCTCCTGGGGCTTGCCGTCCTCACCCTTGCGGTACATTCTCACGGGCAGCATAGCCACCGCTCCCGCTATCATGTTCACGCATCTTGCAACGGCAGGGACCTGCATAGCTGTGTCAGCAGTCACACGACAGCTGCTGAGCGCCGCCGCCAGCAGTTCCGCTCCCGAACCGCCCTCCGATACCTTGGCCTCGGCTCTCTCTTCTATAGGGAAAGAACAATTTTCCACAGACTCAGGACTTTTCTTTCTGCCGAAAATCTTAAACGCCATTATCAAAATCCCTCCTTATCATATATCAATGCACTGGAAGACAAAATCATCTGCCAGCAGTTCGTTTTCCATAAGCATATACACGGCGTTTATCAGCGCCACCACCATATCCACCTTGCCCGCACTGCGCTTCTTGTTGACGTACATATTCATGTTGGTGTCATATGTGCAGCGGGCATTTTCAAAGCTGTTTTCCAGCAGAGCATTTCTTTCATAGCGGAAGCTTCCGCCCAGTATGCTCTCTTTCAACAGCTTTGTGGCAGGGTGCAGAACACTTGAATGCTGTTTTACTATGGTGCATTCTATAGGATCATCCGCACTTTCCACCTTTTGCATCGAGGACAGCGCATTCATTCTGTCCCAGCCTGCACCCGCAACGGTCACACCCAGAGTGCTTTCAAGGGTCAGGATATAGTCCTCCACAACAGCATAGTCGATGACCTCATCACCGCAGGCAATACAGTACCTTGCGGCAACGAATTTCTTGTAGTCAATGCCCTCTCTCGTGGATTTAAGCTCTATCTTGTCCGCAGGGATAAAGCCCATCACACGGGCAACAATAACGCCGTCATCATTTGTGACCATAGCAACGGCAGTGTTATCGTCCGTGAGTGAAAGGTCATTGCCCAGATATACCCGCCTGCCTCTCCACCAGCTGTCGTCAGGCTCAATGCGGCAAAGCTGTACCTTGTCAACAGGCACATAGCCCTCGGTTCCCACGGACTTGTAGCGGATATTGCAGTGCTTGCAGAGAAAATTCTCCCGCTTGTTTTCGTAAAGCACAGCCATCTGCCGCTTTTCAAAGAGATTATCAAGCATCTGAGGCTTGCCATGCACCGCAGGATTTGCCTGATAGATAACATTGTCGTTATGCTCCCAGTCGTTGATGATCTCTATGTCAGGCTCATACAGCAGCGCAAACACATTTGTGCGCTCGATTATGCCGTCAAGAATTTTCTTGCTCAGATCTATCTGGTCAAGGAAATCATTGTTTTCATTTGGATATTGGGTAGATATGATAATACCAAGCTTGTTGGGCAGAGTTATCTGTGATGAGGTCATAGCCTCTACGGGATAGCTGTCCATTGCGCCGTCCTCGTCCGCCAGAAAGGCGTTTGCAAGCTTGCCGTCCAGTCGGTCATTTGAGTACGCAAGGGGCGTATATTCAATGTCCGTCAGCTTGCAGGTTATCATATCCCGGTTTATTTTAAAATGCTTCACCAGAAGCGGAGAGACCTTGATGATTTTCCTTACCGCCAGTCTCAGCTCCGATGAAAGCTTATAGTCAGGCGCTACGGAAAAAAGCCGGGCGAACCTCGGCTCGGTCAGCATCAGAATAATGAATATGACCGCCGAAACAAATGTCTTGAAATTCTTGCGGGCAATTTCAAGGATAGCCGTGGAATAATACCGCCTGCCGTCCCTGCCCTTGGTGCACAGCACCGCAGCGATGAACAGCATCGCATAATCTTCCAGCCCCGTAAGCATAGGGCAGTTAAGGTCAGGGTGTACCATAAGGCGGAGAATGCCGCTTATCCGCTTGTATTCCGCCATGCTCACATACGCATCGGGGTTTCTTCCGTCCGCAATTTCAAGCCATTTTTCGCACTGCTTCTTTACGTATCGTCCGACCTTGCCGTCGGTCTCATTAACACAAAAAAGGGCGTATCTGTATGCCCTTGTATCGGTGATATTCAAGCAAAATACGCCCTCCTTTTTCACTCAAAAATACTGCTTTTCCTGTGCATAAACTCCCAGCACTCGTTGAGATATGCCTTTCCGCTGCCGTCCGACCTGCCGAGTATTTTTATCTTGCAGGCATCGGCAAGCAGGAGCTTGTAATCAAGGATATCAAGCTCGTTTATGCGGTCAAAGTCAAACCCCGTGTGTTCTCTGACAATGCGTTCGCCGAATGTCAGCACAGGGAGCTTGGTCTCTTCCTCGTCATGCTCAAAATCGGGCTTGTCGGGTATGCCGTAGATATCCGCAAAGTCCTCGCAGTAGTCGTTCACAGCCTTGATATAGCCGCTCACAAACTCACACAGGGACTGTATTGGCATATCCTCGGGGATCTCCGCCAGAAGATATGCCGCCCTTTTTATCTCCCTGCCGCTGCGGGCAATGTTGATAACGTCCCAGGTATGCTTTGAACATACTGGAACATTGATAATGCCCACAGGCGGAAGAGCAACGGGAAAAACAGGCTTTTCAAACGGGGTTATTCCCCACTCGCAGTCCATACATGACCTGCCTTTGCATCGACCATAAGCATGAACTCGCCCGAATCATAAAAGGGCTCCAGGGCATATGCACACGCAAAGGGAGTTACGCTGTCCTGCTTCCATACAGCGTCAAAGCCGCTTGTGTTCTTGCCGATAACAACGACCACGGTATCGCCGTACTTCTTGTCATCGTGCTTGAATGCAACAACGTGAACAGTCTCGTCCATGTTGCCAAGGCCGCCCACAAAAGTAAAGCCAAAGCCCGATGTGGTGTCCTTGGAATACTTTGCGGTAGGGTACTGCTTTGCGATAGTCTCGCCGTTTGCATTAAAAAGCTTGAAGTTTGATGTGCCCTTTTCATCGGAGATACCATCAATTTTCATCTCGCCCAGGTCTGACTTGTCGGAAAGGTTGGAAGTCTCCACCTTTACCTCGTAGCCGTCTTTAAGATAGCCTATCTGGTTATCCTCAACCATAATGCCCGAAATAAACTTGATGATTGCAGCCGCTTCCTCCGGTGTGATGGCTTTGGTATCCGCAACCTTGGGAAATGTACTTGCATCATAATCGGCGCTGTAAACACGGCCCGAGCCGTAATAGGTCTTTTTGGTCATTGCCATAGATCATTCCTCCTCGATATGTTCTGTAATATCAAACACATACTGTGTGTAGAACAGATTGTTTGCGCTGTCGTAGCCCATGGTGCAGGAAAACTCGCCCGCTCCCGCTGCGGCAGCCTCGAATTTCTTTTCTCCCTCAAAATCGTTTTTCTGCTTGCTTTCACGGTAGAAAAACGTAATTTCAAGGGGATAATGGCGGTAAAATGCCATTTCGTCAGCACCGTCAAAGTCCCTTTTGGGAATGTTATAGGTGCCGAAGCGGTGCTCACCGGGAACAGCCCTGAAAGAGTGCCATTCCATGCGCCCGCATATCTTTTTGGCTTCCGCCAGTATCTCTTCAAAGGTCATTGACCGTCCTCCTCGGTGTATATCCGCTTTGCACGGAACTTTATCTCGCTGTGCCTGCTGCCCACATCATCGGCAGGGGAAATGAGCTCATATACCACGCCCCCCGATACAGCTCTGTACTGCATGGGCGTAATGCGCATAAGCGCAGGCTGATATCTGCACTGTATCGTTACCGTCAGCGCCGCCTCATAGCCTGCGTTGGCTATGAAAAACTCGTTTCCGCTAAGTCCGTTGATGTAGCCACGACAGGTGAGGTGGTCTTCCCATACATCGTTCACCGACCGCTGGAAGCATATCACAGCATTGAGCTGACCTGCCGTTATCATAGGTAATTCACCGCAATTCCGCCCAGTATCTGCTTTACCGTGGGATTTTCCCTGCCGTTGGCTATTTCGGCAGAGCGGTTGTCGTACATATCAATGCACAGGCAGTTGAATGCGTGTATCACTTCGGGATAATCGTCCAGCCGTTCATCTGTAAGCCCCGTGTAGGTGCGTATGTAGCCCTTGGCAGCTTCCATAATGTCTTCGATAAGGCTGTCGTCAAGGTCGTAGTCAATGCGCATCGCAAGCTTTACGCTTGCCAGAGTTGCCTCGCTTAGTTTCATGGGCTTCCTCCTTTTCAGGCTCGACTTCGGAAATATATCCGCAGCGGAGAAGCTCGGAAGCCGCCGCCTCGGACAGCTCCCTTACCTCGCCCTTGTACATACTTACCTTGCCTGCGAATGACACTTTTGCTGTGTACATCATCAGCCGCCTACCTTAGGACAGGAAGCGACGACATAAGCGTCCTCGTTCACAGGCTGACCGTCAAGCCACATAATGGTAAGGATACCCTTCATGCCGTACTCCGCATACTTTTCGTTGAGTATCTGCATAGACATATCGGGGTTGAGATTTACCTTGTATGCCCTTGCAAAATCGCCGAAAAGGATAGGGTGCGCCTCGCTGCCCATATTGTCCATAGCTTCGGAAACCAGCACAGGCTTGCCGAGAATGGTGCCGACATAGCCGCTTGTAAGGTCATTCTGGTGGAAGATATAATGACTGTCGCCGTCTTTCAGCAGTCTTACAGCACAGAGGGTGTCGTTGCTCATTATCCATGCTGCGTCCTGCTGATAGAAGCTTTTGAGGGAATGGAATATCTTCACGATCTCGTCAGCTGTGATGGCAGCGGCAGACGCAAGTGTAAACGCCGTACCGGACTTTACAAGTCCCTTGGGCTGGTCTGTGCCTGTGCCCTTGATGATAGCGGTCTCAGCCTTTACAGCCATGTCACGCAGGGTCTGGTTCTCGACCTCTGTTGCAATGTCAAAGGCATTCTGGTTGATGACTTCAAGGGAGAGCTTTGCCAGAGCAGTAAGCTTGTGGTGCTTTATCTCAATAGTCTTGAACTTTGCGGCGGAAGAGGTGATCTCCTCAATTTCGCCTGTCCAGCCTGCGGATATCTTGTTGTCGTTGTCCGCTACGATCTGCTTGTAGGTGCCTGCGCTGTTTACCACAGATACACGGTTAACGATGCCCGAAAGCTCGGTGAACTTGTGAATAATGTCCTGCGAGAACTCTGAAGGGATAATGTTGCCTGTTGTGGAAGTGGTCATCTCTCCCGCTCTCAGCTCATTGCCTCTGATAAAATCGGATACGATATCCTTTGCGGCTCTCTTTTCCTCGCCGTCATCGGTGTCGGAGTTTGAACCGCCGTCAAGGTCACAGCCTGTGTCATTGACCTTCTGGGCACGCTTTTCAAGCTCAATGGAACGGTCAGTGTCTGCGATCTCCTTGTCAAGGGCTTCAAACTGTGCCGCCTCTTCATCGGAGACTGCACGGTTCTCCTCCTTTGCCTTGCCGAGAATAGCGTTCATCTGTGCGGTGAGCTGTCCTCTCTTTTCGATAAGTGACTTTAAATTCATGCTTTTTTCCTCCTTGTTTTGGTCGTTTGGGTATAAAAAAGCCGCCTTGCAGTGCTGCTGTGCAGCCGACTGCAAAACGGTCATTTTGATTATTGGTATAATCGGTTTTTACTTGCTTTCTTTGAGATATTCCGCATATCTTCTGCGGTATTCGTTCAGGCTCATGCCGTTTGCTCCCTCAGGATAATCGGGTTCATCACGCTGAACGCCGTCATCTTCCCAGCCGCAAACGGGGCAGATCTCAAAACAGTTGTCTTCTTCAAAAGTGTGCTTTCCGCATACAGGACAAATTTCACCTTTCATTTTTGCGCCTCCGTATCTTTGGCTTTTCGCCTTAGGTAATTATCGTTGGTCAAAGGTCGGCAAAATCTCATTCAAATTGCCCTTTTCCCGGATTCCATTTCGGTATGCCGATTATTTCATCTAAGTAGGCTGTGATCTCAGATGAATTAGCCTTTGGGTTGGCTTTTATATACTTAATGAGCTTGTCGGCAACGCTTTCACCCTCATCTCTTACTTCGAGCATTACTCCGTGCACGAAATCGGGATAAGTGTCGCATACTTTTTCCAAAAGAGCTTTTAATTCTGAGTTTTCATTCATAAGCCGCCTCAGTCCTTCCTCTTTTCATAAATATTATATTCGTTGAAACCGTGGATTTCAAATTTGTATGTTTCTTTTGAAAGAGTAAGCCAGCCCTTGGACTTTCCTTCATATTTTGAAGCATACAGATCATCTATCGCACGGATTACCTTACCATATTCTTTTTTAGGCAACCTGAGTTCAGGATATTCATATGGGATACCCTTTGAATCAAGTTTAACATTTTGCCTGTTTCCTGTCAAGCTTTTTTGAGAGACTGAATGAGCTTTTGATTCAAACTTGCCCTCTTCATCATGATAAGGGTTATATCTAACCTCAAATGCTTCTGCCGCCTCCGCCCTAAGCTCCAGCTCTCTCATTCTCACCCGGGCAAGGCGGACTTCATAAGAGCTGTAGTCGGGTGTGTCGGGTTCGGCACGGGAATAATATTTTGCCTTTTCGTCACTGCTCAGGCTATCCCATGATTTGCGGTCAGCAATAAACATATTCTGTTGAGACTTCATAAATTTTCTTTTTGCTTGGTCGTCTCTTAGCGTTCCCTTTTCCCATGAGCCACTCGATTTTGTCCTGCGGAAATACGTTTCTCCGTTTACCGTTATTTCTCTTGCTCCTGTTTCAGCTGCTTTGGAAGCTTCGGCTTTGAACGCCTCGTCAAATTTTTTTTCGTTTTGACGGCGTGTGTTTTTACTTGATTTATCACGGAGCGAGTTCATATATGTACTGTGCTCTCCCGCTATATTCATGGATTTGTCAAACGCTTTGTCAGAACCGGCAACCTTACGGGCGGGACCTACGGTGTAAACATCGAAATACTTCTGTCTTGCTTCAAGCTCAGCCGCAGAGTATTCATATATTTTATCACGTGCAGCATTCTTTTCGTCATCTGAAAGATTGAGAGTTCCAATTTCATCATATTCTCTGTCATATGTTCTGGCTATTGCACTGCCCGCATCATAGAAATTTGAGCCTTGTGCATTTGCTTTGGATATTTTGGCTTTGTCAAGTTCTTTCTTTGCTCCGCTCCTGGAAGTTTTCCACTGCTCATACTCGCCATCAATATCACGGTCAAACACATACGCAGACTTGCCGCCTTTGGAGTATAAAAATCCGCCGCCTGAACTACCGGCTGTGGTAAAACGTCCATTCGACGGGTCGTGATACGGGTTGAAGCGAAGCTCCGTAAAATCTGCTTCTTCCGCTCCCTCCTCGTCAGCTCTCAGCTCAATGGAAGTGCCTGCATAACAGGGACGGTAACGGTCATCTATCAGCGATACCTCGGAGATGTTCAGCGCCTTTACGTGCCGTCTGGGTACGCCCTGAGAGCGCTGTTCTATTTCGGTGTCGGTAGCCTTGAACCCGAAGCTCCAGCCACGGAGAAGCCCGTTTCTCGCCTTTTCCACAACTTCATCGTCGGTGATGTCTGCCGATGCCCTCAGCCCGATACTGTCCTCTGTAAGGGTAAGCGTGCCCTCGGAGGTGGAGCCTATCTTCCGCCCCTTGTCGTGATTTAGCAGCATATCAACATTCTTTGCCGCTCTCAGAGCATTGCCGAAAGCGCCTGCGGCGATCTGCTCAACGCATTTGCCGCATTCGGGGCACATCACAATGCGGCTGTCACGCTCGACGGCATTAACGTAGCCCTCAATGTGCAGGACACCGTCCGCCCTTATCTCAAAATCCATCTCATCACCCTTTCTTGACTCCTCGAAATCGAGGGGGTTATTTTTTGTTGACTGATATTGCTTAGAAATTACAGTACAACGCCCTCAATTACTGCTCTTGCCTGCAATATAGCGATATAATCTTCCATCGTCCTCACCTGAAACTCATACAGTGATCTGGGACACGTAGGC